GATACATTTTTTATTTTATCACCTGTTTCTAATAGAGTATATCCATTGTTATTATTCATATAAAATATTGCTGTTGTAGCATCATTATAAGGTGTATTTTTATTATAAGAAGAATCATAATGCCACCCACCCACTAAATGTTTGGGTTCTCTAGGACCTAAATTTGCTTTAACTCGTATCCATGCTCGAGCATCTAAAACATTTAAAATAGGAAGAATATTTTCGGTATAGGACGACCATGCATATCCCCCTTCTTTGAGAAATAAATGAGTAAATTGATAGACATTAAGATTATCTTGATAGTTTTTAATTGGAGATTTAATAGGGTCATATTTAGTGTCTTCATTATATAAAGCTCCCTCATTATAATACCAAGGAAAATTAAGGCCTAATAAAATTTTTTGCATTTCTTTAAAGACATTAGCTGGTAAACAATTGTCATAAATATGGGCCTCCGTATTTTTTTTAAGAGGCACTTTTGTAAAACGCACGTGTGATGCATCTGGTAAATTTATAGATGGCGTAGCCAGATTTATACTTTTTTCTTTCATTTCCTATGTTTTTATATCAATCATTAATAATGTCAATATGATTTAAAGATATTGAATTTTTTTAATATCTATTATATTACCTAATAAACAGGTTTTTAATATGCTACAAAAATTAGGTTTTCTACCAGGATTTAATAAACAAGTTACAGAAACTGGAGCCGAGGGGCAATGGTTTGGAGGTGATAATGTTAGGTTTAGGTATGGAACACCCGAAAAAATAGGTGGATGGGACCAACTAGGAGCTGATAAATTAACAGGTCCAGCTAGAGCTATTCATCACTTTGATAATAACGCTGGAATAAAATATTCTGCTATTGGAACAAGTAAAATTCTTTATGTTTATTATGCTGGTTCTTATTACGATATTACACCATTAAGGACTTCAATTGCTAGTTGTAATTTTTCAACAACTAATGGACAGCCTACTGTTACAGTAACATTTCCGTCCGCACATGGTATGGTAGAAGGAGATATTATAACTTTTAGTAGTGTGACCACACTTACAGGATCTAGTTTTCAAACTACAGATTTTGAAGGAAAAGTTTTTGAAGCTACACAAGTTCCAAGTTCTACTACTATTGAATTAACTATGGCTAGTAACGAAACTACTGGAAGCACTAGCAATGTTGGAAGTGCAACTGGAAGTCCTTATTATCATGTTGGTCCTAATCAACAGCTGGGTGGTTATGGATGGGGAACGGCTAACTTTGGTGGAACTGCTTCAGGTATTGCAACCACTACTTTATCAACAGCTATAACAGATTTAACAACAACCGATATTGTAGTTGCTAACTCAACTGCATTTCCATCTTCTGGAGAAATTAGAATTGGAACAGAAGATATTAGTTATGCTAATAATGACACTGGTACGGGAACTTTAAGTGGAGGAGCAAGAGGAGTTAATGGAACAACTAAAGCAACCCATAGTGCTGGCGCAACAGTAAGTAATATTTCTGACTATGTAGCATGGGGACAATCTTCTTCTGAAGATGTTACGCTTGATCCAGGCTTATGGGTTTTAGATAACTATGGAACAAAATTATTAGCACTTATTTATAATGGAAGATGTTTTGAATGGGACTCATCAATAGCAAATGCAACTAATACTAGGGCCACTTTACTTGCTGATGCACCTACAGCTTCAAGACATATGTTGGTTTCTACACCAGATAGACACTTAATATTTTTTGGAACAGAAACAACAATTGGTGATACCACAACACAAGATGATATGTTTATTAGATTCTCAGACCAAGAAAATATTACTGGTACAAATTCATATACAGTGACGGCCGACAACACCGCAGGCACACAAAGACTTGCTGATGGTTCTAAAATTATGGGTGCCGTACAAGGTAGAGATGCTATTTATGTTTGGACAGATAAAGCATTATTTTTAATGCGTTTTGTCGGAGCACCTTTTACTTTTTCTTTTGAAATAGCTGGAACTAACTGTGGGCTAATAGGTAAAAACGCTGCTATTGAAGTTGATGGTACTTCATATTGGATGTCAGAAAACGGATTTTTTGCATATGATGGTCGATTAAAATCTTTACCGTGTCTTGTAGAAGATTACGTGTATGATGATATTAATACTACCTCAAGAGATTTAATTAATGCAGGTTTAAATAACCTATTTACAGAAGTAAACTGGTTTTATTGTAGTAATGGTTCTAATTTAGTTGATAGAGTAGTTACTTATAACTATCTTGAATCAGGCACTAAAAGAACTGTATGGACCACAGGTAGCTTAGCTCGAACAGCGTGGCAAGATTCTTCACTTTACGATAAACCTCATGCAACTAAATATGACACCAGCACCAACTCATCTTATGACGTTGTTGGAAATACGGCTGGCTGTACGTACTACTATGCTCAGGAAACAGGGACCGATCAAGTGGATGCAGGAGGAACAGTTACCCCTATCTTAGCAAATATTGAATCTGGTGATTTTGATATTACTCAAAAAAGAGCTAGCACAGGACAAGTTGTAGGGATGCCTGATCTTAGAGGAGACGGTGAATTTGTAATGAGAATTAGTAGATTTATACCTGATTTTATTAATCAAACAGGAAGCACTAGGGTTTCATTAGTTACTAGAAACTATCCAAATAGTAGTGCAACTACTACAAATTATGATATAACAACAGCTAGTACAAAAGTTGATACCCGAATAAGGGGAAGAGCTATTCAATTTAAAGTAGCTAATACTGCCGTTGGTCAAGATTGGAAATTAGGCACATTTAGATTGGACATACATCCAGGAGGAAGAAGATAATGGCTAAAAATATGGACACAGCTACTGATGGAAAAGTAGTAGATAAATTTAAAAATTATAAAAAAGATAAACAAGTAACTGTACCTACATCTTTTCAAGCAAGACCTAATTCAACACCAGTTAAGTTAGCGTACATCACAGATGATGAAGCTGGTATTTTAAAAGCTTTAAAACCTGGCGTGCCTCACGACGGCCCAATGCATATCCCTAATTACAATGACTACGATCCTGATAGAGGATTTAGAAGTGGTGCAGCAATGAGTGCAGCTGAAAGCGGAAAACACACATCAGATACACTAGCTGCAGGAATAAGTAATCAAGAACTACAAGATATTAGATCAGGTGCTATTGCAGCAGGTGCAGGACAAATAGTTAATCCAAGTTTTTTTGGTCCTAAAAATTATGTAAGTAAAGAAGAATTAGCAAGGGCTAAAGCATTTTCTCCCGAGGCTTACAGAGCTACGAGAGGAAGTCGTTTTGGTTTAGGAAGTTTATTGGGTGGTATACTAGGTTTTGTAAACCCAATACTTGGTTTAGCTTACAGAGGAATTACAAGTGTGCCACAAACATTTAAAACATTTAAGGAATCTTCAACCTTAGCTGATTTTTATAATACCATGAAAAATAAAGATGATGAAGACGACATGTCTCAATATAATGAGTTAGGGTTGTATACAGATAGATTAGAAAACCCAGATTATTATAATGATCTTGGTAATGAGTTTGCATTAGGAACTACTTCAGATCCTTTTAGCAACACTGTAGGAACTACCACTCCAATAAATACACTTGATGGTATAGTAAATACAGACGCTTTTGCTAACAATCGAAAAGACTTTAATATAAACAACGCAAATTTATATCAAACTACCGATGATGGTCAAATGTATATGGATGAAGAAATTGCTAGTAGAAGGTTTCCATAATGGCTAAAATTGTACAATCATTAACTAGAGCTGGTGAAGAGTATGATCAAAAAGATTTTCAATCTTTGGTAAGAGATCTTGATGGAGTTATTAATAAACTTAACACCTCATATCAAGAGGATATGAAACAGGAAATAGAAGCTAGAGACTTTTTCTTACAATAATGGCAATAAGAAACGAATATAAATTTTATGGCAAAACAGTGACGGCTGCTGAAAGTAACAACTTATTATCACCATCAATTAATGAAACTATTATTATTAAATCTTTACATGTTACTAATAAATCAGGATCTAATACACCTACTATAACTATTACTAATAATGCTTTTGAAGTAATACATACTCAAACGTTATCTACGGCGGCCAGTGTAGAAATATTAAGTAATCCAATGGTAGTAGAAGGAAATACGGTATTAGCTGCTACTACAGCAGGAACAGTAAGTGATGGGGTAGTTATTACCATCAGTTATTTAAATATTAAAAAGGAGAAAATAGAATAATGAGTGAACAAGAAGTACCGGTAATCATACCTGAGCAAGTAAAAACTACATATAAAAACAAAAAAACAGGCGAGATTTATAAAACGCGAGATGGCTGGGTATCTAAAGGAATTCCTAATGAAGATATTCAACAGGACGTTACAGTCACTCTTCCAAAACTTGATTTGTTTGCTAAAACAAAGTAAAGTAGGAGATTAAGGTAAAATTATGGCTATTTCAAGAATGCAAGAACCCAGACAACTACAGGCCGGAGGCGGAATCATCACATTACAAGATCCTAGACAAGGTTATTTTCTAGGTAAACTTGTAAAAAAAGCTGTTCGTGGTGTAAAAAAAATTGTTAAAAGTCCTTTAGGTAAGATGGCTTTATTAGGTGGCGGTTCATATCTTTTAGCT